GCTCCTAAGATGCAAGTCTTCGAGTCTGGTAAAGTACAAGACATGTGTGGCGAAGATGTCTCATTCTGTCTAGATGCCAAAGAAGCAGACGTTGAGACTTGGTGCGATCCTCGTATCAGAGTCGGTCACGAGAAGACAAGGGTTATCTAATGCCAGAGTACGGAACCTTATATAACTTATACTATGACAATGAGGTACTTTATCAGTGCCTCACCGAGGATGAGTTGGGTGAAGTTCTACAAGATCTTGCTGACCGCTTTTTCTCGGATTCAGTGAATAATATTGACCCAGACAAAATTGATGTACAACCACAACGGAGATAGTAATGCCCGTCAGAACTAAAACAGGCAACTTTGGATCAGTAACCGTATCAGAGGTTACCCCGAAAAAAACTCGACAAGGAAGAGGCAAGCATACAAAATATGCCGCAACGTCTCGAAATAGTGCCAAGAAGAGATACAAAGGTCAAGGGAGATGAAGTCAGAAGACATAACCGCCGCAATCGCTCGTTTCCCTAAGGAATACCGAGAAATGATGGGCGGTAAGCTCTCTAAGAGACAATTAGAACTATTAGATGGAGCAGATATAAAGTCACACGAAGGAATGTTATATGGTCAAATGTATGCTGACTGGAAGTTAAGAAAAGGGTATTGGTCGGAAAGCGTATAAATATAGTACGACCAACCCCCTCGAACTCATGGATATTTGGGTAAACCCTGATTATACTGCTAAAGATAGCGGTCTCTTAACTGAAACAGACTCAGATAAGTATTTGGATAAGACTGCTAAACGCAATCGTAATTTACACAAAGAAGAACTATATGATCCTACTGAAGTAGGAACTGATTGGGAACTCGCTAAATAATAATTAATAATTAATAAATATCATGCCTCTAGAGCGGTCAAGCACTGGATTTAAAGATATTAGTTTATCTTTAAAAAGGAATCCCATTACTAAAGACCTTTTGGTACTTAAGAATGAGTCTGCTATTGCACGTTCCGTTCAAAACCTTGTATTAACCATACAGGGCGAAAAAATATTTGATCCTGATCTTGGTTGTGCAATTAACAGACTCCTTTTTGAGACAATTGACACCTTTACGGCAGATAACTTAAGAAGAGAGATTGAAACTGTAATAGAAAATTATGAACCACGAGTAGAAGTAGATACGGTCACTGTAGAACCTGATTTTAGAGGTAATGCAATGAATGTGACTCTAATCTATCTTATAGTCGGTATTGACGCACAACCGCAACAGTTAGAATTCGTGTTGCTTCCAACAAGGTAAATAATGGCGTTAGTAAATTTTTCAAATTTAGATTTTGACCAGATAAAAAGTCAAATTAAGAGTTATCTACGTACAAATAGTGACTTTACAGACTTTGACTTTGATGGATCGAACTTCTCTATACTTCTAGACACCCTAGCATACAATACATACATCTCTTCTTATAATGCTAACATGTTAGCGAATGAGGTGTTCATTGATGCTGCGACTTTAAGGGAAAATGTCGTATCATTAGCAAGAAACGTTGGTTATATACCGAGATCGCCTATATCAGCAAAGGCAAAGATATCATTCTTTGTCTCTACAGCAACATTAGGGACTAATCCTATTACATTGACTCTTAGGAAGGGTATTGTATGTACTAGTTCATCTAATTTTGGTACTCAAAGTTTTACATTCTCCATTCCAGAAGACCTTACAGTCCCTGTATCGGGTGGTATTGCTACATTTAGTGGTATTGATGTTTATGAGGGAATATACCTCACTGAGTCGTTCACATACGACAGTTTAAACAAGGATCAGAGGTTTATTCTCAATAACAACGCTATAGATACCACCTTATTGAGAATAGATGTAAGAGAATCGAAGACAAGTTCCATTAGTAGGAAGTATAAGTACGTCAATAACATTACTGAAGTTGATGCAACTCAAGATGTCTTCTTTTTGAATGAAATTCAAGACCAAAAATATGAAATATTCTTTGGTGATGGTGTTTTTGGACGTAAATTACAGGATGGCAACTATATTATTTGCTCTTATATCACTACAGCAGCACAAGATGCTAATGGAGTGTCTGATTTTACCTTTGTAGGGCGATTATTTGATAATAATGGCAACAGTGTTAAGGTATCTTCTCCAATCGTAACGGTTGATGAGGCATCAGGTGGTGGTACTGCCATTGAAACTATCTCTTCTATCAAGAAGTTTGCTCCTAGAGTCTATGCTTCCCAAAATAGAGCAGTAACTGCTACTGATTATGAGACAATTTTACCTCAAATCTTCCCAGAAACTGAGTCTGTATCTGTTTTTGGTGGTGAAGAGTTAAATCCACCTCAATTTGGTAAGGTTTACATTACAGTTAAACCTAAAAATGGTACATATTTACCAAATAACATCAAAGATAACCTAAAAATTGCTCTGAAGAAGTATGCAGTTGCAGGAATTATCCCAGAATTCATTGATTTGAAGTACCTTTATATCGAATATATGTCTGCTGTCTATTATAATGCTAATACTGGTGATTCAGCATCATTGAAAAAGACAATTGCTACCAATATTGAGAAGTATAGTAAGTCTACAGACTTAAATAAGTATGGTTCAAGGTTTAAATACAGTAAATTCCTTAAACTGATTGATGATTCTGGTAGTGCAATTACTTCAAACATTACAAATGTGCAGATTAGAAGAGATCTTAGGGTCTTAATGAATCAATTTGCAGAATATGAGGTTTGTTTTGGTAATGAATTCCACATTAAAAATACTGCAGGATTCAATATTAAGACTTCTGGTGTGGGTATTAGTGGTTTAACTGGAACCATTTACTTTACTGATGTACCTAATGCAGACTTCCTAACAGGAAATATGGTTATGATTAGACTTGATGCTAAACAGCAACCTGTGGTTGTACGAAAAAATGTAGGTACTATTGACTATATAAAGGGTGAAATATTAATTAATGCAGTTAATATCATATCTACTGCTAAAAAAGTGTCTGGTGATGAGATTATTGAATTCTCTGCTATACCAAAATCCAATGATATCATTGGTAAACAAGATTTATACTTACAATTAAGTTCTGGATCTTCTTCATTAACAATGGTTTCCGATTCAATTGCTTCTGGAGCAGAACTTTCAGGATCGGGATATATAGTATCGTCTAGCTACCTAAACGGGGATTACGTAAGACTATAAAGATATGCATAATAGAGTAAAGGTCCGTCATTTAGTACAGGATCATCTTCCCAATTTTGTAAAAGATAATTTTCCTGAATTTCAGGGGTTTCTTAGGTCTTACTATGGATCGCTGGAGTCTCCTGGTGGTCCTAGTGATATTCTTAATAATATTGATCAATATGTAAGATTAGAGAATTTATCTGAATTAGTCTATACGACAAATACTACATCTAGTAGTGATTTGTTCTCCGAAACTATAGAAGTAGAGAATACTGTAGGTTTTCCTGCAAATAATGGTTTAATTCAAATTGATAGTGAGATTATTAGTTATGAGTCAAAAACTGATGTCTCTTTTGTTAATTGCTCAAGAGGATTTAGTGGAATAACCTCTTATAAGGGACAAGAAGACGACAGTCTTATTTTTAGTCAAACAGGGGTGTCTACACACGCCTCTAGCACGGTTGTTTATAATTTACATGCACTATTCCTATTTGAGTTTTATAAGAAGTTTAAGAGGCAATATACCCCTGGTTTTGAAGAGGTTAAATTCTTTGATGCAGTAAACGAAAAGAATGTTGTATCTAGATTAAAAGATTTCTATGCCTCTAAAGGTTCTACATCATCTTTTGATATACTTTTTAAGGTAATCTTTGGTGTTGATGTATCAATTGTCAAACCAAGGGACTTTTTGCTGCAAGCATCAGATGCAGATTATAGAATTGTTAGAGATTTAGTTGTTAAGCAATTACAAGGAGATCCAAACGACCTAGTAAATAGAACTCTTTTCCAGGATGAGACATCTAGTATTGTAAAAGCAACTGGTTCTATTACTGCTGTAGAAGAAATAATTAAAGATGGAGTATCATATTTTAGATTAAGTTTAGACTATAACCCAGATCTTGAACAGTTTAAATTCTCAGTACATCCTAAAACTAAAATTACTGCAGCAGTAGGTTTAAATCAGGTTTGGATAGATGTTGATTCTACTATTAGTTTCCCTAATTCTGGCACTTTGAGTGTAGTTGTAGATGGAGTTACTTATGAAATTCCATATACATCTAAATCATCTACTCAGTTCTTTGGTCTAAGTGCTCCACTTCCTATTCCTGTTGATACCACTGTTGAGACACCAGATTATGCATATGCTATTAACGCTGTTGGAGAGGAGATAAAAGTCAAGATAAGTGGTGTTCTTGGTGCTTTATCTTTTGATAGAGAAGAATCTAATTATTATCAAGAAGGAGATCAAGTAGAAATCGTATCTCTTGGTCATGATTCCATTGAACAAATTTTTAAAAGTTGGATTTTAAATATTACTCCAGAATATGATGTTGCTGGATTAGTAAAACTAACAAATAATATTAATGGTGCTGCTCAGTATAGAGTAGAGACATATGATTCTCATATATTTACTTTAGGTGATATTGGTACACTAACTTCTAATGACGGTATTGTTTATGATGTTAGTGTTCTTGGTGTTGCTGATGATAAGAGTTTTGATGTTAACTTACCTGCTAATATTCCTCTAATAAATGTAAACTACATTATCAGAAGAGGTATATCAAAAGTTGCTGCTATTAATCTTCCAGAATTAGCAAATATGTCTGCAAATTTGCAGAATGTTTATGTTAATGACGATGGAGATACACTTACAGTATCACCATCTTTACCTGATTACTTTAATACTCCAATAGATCCAAAACCACTATCAATGTTGTTTAGTGGACAATTTAATGGAGATCAGTTAGATATTGGATCAAACCCATTCTTTAGTGGTGATGCTATTTGGTATAGTGCTAATAATAATATTCCACTTAATATATCTGAAGGTCAATATTTTATTAAAAAAGTGAATGCAAGTACAATTAGTCTTGCTACTAGTAAATCAAATATTAGAAATGGTATTTTTGTAAGAGTTTTTGGTACAGTATCAAATAATAAACTTGAGTTACTTGATTTTAGAGGAAAATCTCTTAAGAGACAGGATCTTATTAGAAAATTTAGTATACCAAAATTAGGTGGAGTACAGGTTGATACTACACCTGGACAAACTGGTATGTTTGTTAATGGAGTTGAATTAACTAACTATAAATCTAGTGATTTAGTATATTATGGTCAAATTGATGAGATTGAGGTTACTTCATCTGGTGATTCTAATTATGATGTAATTAATCCACCAGCATTACATATTGTAGATGGTATTGGAGCAGGAACTACTAATATTGGTGTTGGTGCTACTGGTGTTTGTAATATTAATGGATCTTTAAAGAGAATAGATGTAATTGAAACAGGTTTTGACTATACCATAGTACCAAAGGTAACTATTACTGGTGGTCAAGGTACTGGTGCAGAAGCACAATGTAATATATCTGAAGTTGTTCATAGAATTACTTTTAATGCAGGTGCAGAGTATATTGATGTAGATCTTGCAAATAACGTAATTGGTTTTGCCACATTCCACAAATTAAGATCTAACGAGAAGGTTATATACAGATCTGGGGATCAAACATCATTAGGTGGATTATCCAATCAAGCAATCTATTTTGCTGGTCTTGTAGATGAAAAATCAGTTAAACTTTACAGTAATATAGATGATGCTATTGCTGGAATTAATACTGTAGGGATAACTACATATGGTTCTGGTCTACAAACTATAGAATCATTTGATAAGAAGAAGGTAATATCTTCTATTGAAGTTGTTAATCCTGGTTATGATTATAGGAATAAGACTCTTTATTTCCAACCAGATAATGTAGATATATTTGATAATAAACTCAATATTGTTAATCATAAACTTAAAAATAGGGAAATAGTACAATTTATTAATGAAGGTGGTTCTTTCCCTGTTGGTGTTGCTTCAACTACACAATATTTGGTTAATGTAATAGACAAAGATAATGTTAGACTTGCTGAGAGAAGAATTGTTAGCACTGGTGATAGTCTTGGGGATGATTACTATTATGTTAATAATAGATTCCTTAATTACTCTGATAATGGAACAGGAACTCACAAATTAATATACACTCCAGTTGAAGTAAAGATTGAAGGTCCAATTGGTGTTGGAACTTTTGCAGGACAAGACTTTAGAGCAAAGATTAACCCTGTATTTACTGGAGATATAGAATCTGTCTCATTAAGGGATAGTGGTGAGAATTATGGTGATGCTGAAATACTTAATTACAATAGACAACCAGTAATTACTCTTATAAACGGTGAGAATGCACAAGTAAGTCCACTTGTATCATCTGAAGGTAAGATTATTGATATTATTATCAATAATTCAGGATCTGGATACAACTCTCCACCAGTTATTCAAATTGAAGGTGATGGTAATGGTGCAATTCTAAATCCAATCATTGTTGAAGGTAAACTTACTGATGTAAAAATTATTAATAGTGGATTTGGTTATAAAAACACTAATACAAGTTTATTTGTTATATCAACTGGTAGTGGTGCTAAATTTAATGCTAAAATTAAATCTTGGACTATTAATTTAGTACAAAAGTTGTTATTAACAGGTGAAGTACCTCAAGATGATGGTGTATTAGCACTTTCACTTGATTCTAGTAAAGAGATTGAGTATACCCATGCATTTGCTCCTAGAGAACTAAGAAGAAAAGTTCTATCAACTTCAATTGACATTGATGGAAGTGTAATTTATAGAGCAGATATATTAAACGAAACTAGTACAGACAAATATCATTCTCCTATCATTGGATGGGCATTTGATGGATTTCCAATCTATGGTCCTTATGGATATGCAGATAGAGAGGGTGGTGCTGTCAAGAGGATGGAAACCAGTTATGAACTAAGAGTTGATGTGTCTGGTATCAGACCACCAAGTTATGGTTCTGGTATGTTTATTGAAGATTACAGGTTTGTTGGTAAAGGAGACTTGGATGAATTCAATGGACGCTTCTGTAAGACCCCTGAATTCCCTAATGGTACATATGCTTACTTCTTAACAGTTGACGCTTCTACGGAGGTTGCAGGACCATTTGCGGGGTATCTAAAACCAATATTCCCATATGCTATTGGACCCCAGTATAAAGGATTACCACAAACATTTAATTTCAGTCAATTCTCTACTTTAAGTTTTGCCAATCTCAATGACGGTAGTTATACCCGTTATACAAGTCAGTATGGTATTAGAGGTAAAAATTCTAGGTATTCAGGATTCCTTCAACCCAATGTATTCAGTGAAGGATTTACTGAAGTTGTAGCAGTGTCTCCAGGATCAGTTGATTCACTCAATATTATTGCTCCAGGTGATAAGTATAATATTTCTGATAATATCTTTTTTAATGATGAAGGAACTCAAGGTGGTGGTGCATATGCTCGTATATCAAGAATATTAGGTCCAGAAGTAACTAATATCACCTATAGTAGTGAAAGATTAAGTAATCTACAATTTACTCCAACTTTAGGTAAAGGTAAATTTATTGGATTTGGAACAGTTGCTCATGGATTTAATACTGGTGATATTGTAGATTTACAGAATTTAAATTTATTATCCACAGAATTATCGAAAACATACAGTGTTGGTATTACTACTAATACACTTGTTTTAAGGAGTGATGTTGATACTGCTAATATTACAGGTATTACAACATACTTTAATGTAGATGGAAATTTAACCTTCCCAACTACTATTGTAAATGACTTTTATGTTGTCAATGGTGAAGTTATTAAAATATTGAATATTGATAGTTCAAGTAAGAGAATTAGAGTAGAAAGAAATGTTAGTGGTGTTTCAACAGAAGTTGCTCACCAAAGTGGTGATGTATTAACTGAGAATCCAAGAAAGTTTACTATTAACACTGGATTCCAAACTACAACACAATATCAACTTGATAGAAGTCTATATTTTGAACCAGGCGAAGTAACTGGACTTATAAGCGAAAATTTAGTTCTTTATTCTGATCCAGTATCTCCTACTCTTACTGGTGGTACATGGGCCAAAGCAACTGCTGGTAATGGAATAGGAACAGTAACGTTCTATGATTCTAAGACTCCAGATGGTAACATTGCTGCTGCTAAGGTTGGAATTGCTACAACAACATCTGCTACTGATACTGTTGTCTTACAGAATGGCACATTTACCCTTTCAGGTAATATTCACACTGTATCTGCATTCTTAAAAGGTGATCAGGGTGGAGAAGAAGTATGGATGGTTCTTCAAGATACTGGTGTAAATGTTTACTATCATCAAAAGGTAACTCTTACTAATCAGTGGAAGAGATTCCAGTTTACTGTAACAACTAACGCTAACCCACATAGAATGCAATTTGGTGCTAATGGTGTTGCTGTTGGGTCTGGAACTACTATTAGAGCAACTTTAAATAGCACACCCACATTCTATGTTGCTGGATTGCAGGTTGAACAGAGTCCATTTATGAGTCCTTATGTCTCAACTTATGATACTCAAGTTTTAGCGTCTGCTAAAAAAATAGGTAAGATATATTTACAAAATCCAGGTTCAGGTGTTGATAAGATTACTCCAGTACTCAATTCTTTTTACCTTCCTGGTCATGGATTAAAAACTGGTGAGGAGATCATATACAATGTTGGTTCTGGAAGTAGTGCTCCTAATGTAAGTACTGCAACAACTGCTTATACCTTAACTGATAATACAACATTATATGCGGCAGTATATGATGAAAACTTTATTGGTATATCAACAAACCAAATTGGTATAGGTACTACAGGTACTTTTGTAGGTGTTGGAACAACTGCATCTATGGGTTTATTAGATATTGATACTCCAGGAAGTGGAAAAATACATAGTTTTAAAACTGTTTACAAAAATATTATTACTGGAGATGGTATTAAGAAGACTGCTACTGTTAGTACTGGTGCATCTCATTATCTAAGTGCTGGTGACTATATTGATTTAACGGTTACTTCAGGTATTCAGACTACTGTTGTTGTTAAGTATGATGATGGTAATAGAAGATTATTAATTGATCCAAGAGGATTCGTTGAAAGTGATGTTAATGATGATGCTAATACATTTACTATCTTAAATCATGGATGGAAAACAGGTGATAAGATTCTGCATAATTCATCTACTCCTACTGGAGGAATTGATAATTCTAGAATCTATTATGTAATTGCCATTGATGAAAATACAATTAAGTTGTCTGAGAATTATTATAAGCAGATAACATCTGATAAAGGTGTTCAAATTGTTGGTATAACTTCAGCATCATTTGGTACATTTAGTCCTATTAACCCAGAAATAAAAGCATATCGTAATAATACTGTTGTCTTTGATTTATCAGATTCATCATTATCAAATAGTGGACTATCTGCCTTTGAATTTAATATTTTTAGAGATTCTGCGTTTAAGGATCTATATTTTACTTCTGAAGCAAACGCTGGTATATCAACTATTGTTTTAGGATTCCATGTACAAAAAAATGGTACTATTGGACAGCAAAATGCAAACTTAACTCTAGTTATTGATAAGAGTACTCCAAATAATCTTTACTATAATCTACAACCAATTAAGAGTTCTGGTGCTGCTGCATCTAAAACTGAGATGCTTAGTGATACCTTCCAAATCACTAATCCAAACAGGTTATCTATAGTTGATAGTAGATATAATGCTAAAACAACTGTTAGTGGTTTAACTACTAATACCTTTAGTTATACTCTATATGATACTCCAGAAAAACCATCTTATAGTACAGGTGAAGCATCTGTTATCTATCAGACAACATCTACAACTGCTACTGGACCTGTTGGATCAATTGCATTAGATTCTGGTGGTACTGGATATAAGAGTCTTCCATATGTCTCTAAAGTTGTTAGTGCTGCAGGAACAGGAGCATTATTCCTTCCAAGAAGTAGATCTATTGGTAAACTTAATGAAGTAGTATTGACTGATATTGGATTTGACTATCCTGCAGACAATACATTGAGACCTGCTGCTTCACTACCAGCAACATATAAGATTGAACCTTTATCTAAGTTTGAAACTGTTAAGATTAAAGATCCTGGTATTAATTACTTCTTAACACCTGATATAGTTGTTGTTGATGGATTTACTGGTCGTGTTAATACTGAAGCATTCCTAAGATATGATGTTGGTGATACCGAAGTAACGATTGTTAGAAATACAACTGGTTTGTATAATGTTACTCCAGTTTTGATGCCAACTAATAATCCTAATGGTACAAGAATTGATAATATCACTTTTGACTCTTCTACTTTAGATGTTACCGTTGCATTTGCTGTAACATTCTCATCTGCTGAATCTTATCCATTTGAAGTTGGTAGTAGAATACTTGTTGAAAATACTAACACTCTTAATAATGTTGGTAGAGGATATAACTCTGCTGCTTATGAATATAACTTATTCACTATTACGGAAGCAGATGCTAATGTTGGTGGAGATTTCCCAACACTTAAGTATAATTTAACTGGACTATTAATTCCTGGTGAACAACCTGGTGATTTTGATAGTTTTGATTCATTTGGAACTATAACTCCAGAAGCATACTTCCCAACTTTTGAAGTATATCTTGAAAAAGATTCCTTTGCAAAAGGTGAGTTTATTACTAACCAACTTGATAATAGTGGTGTAGTTCAGGAATATGATAATAGAAATGAATTCCTTAAAGTAAGATCTGCAGATCAATTCAATAAGGGTGATGTTATCATTGGTCAATCTACTCAAAACCAAGGATTAATATCTTCTGTTGATGGAGTTAAAGGTACATATTCAATTAATTCTAATAGTGTTACCAAGAAGGGATTCTTAAAAGACACTGGTAAGTTGAATAGATTCTTCCAAAGAATGCATGATAATGACTATTATCAGTACTTCTCATATGCAGTAAGATCTCCTATATCTTTTGAGAAATGGAATGCTTATGTAAGTAATCTTAACCATACAACTGGTTATAAGAAGTTTGGTGAGTTATTAGCAGATTCATATGACCCATCTATTGTTGGAATGGGTACAGCACAAGATTTAAATGCATTTATTGCAGTATCTGACTTAACCAGTGTTGTTGACCTTAACATGATTAAGGACTTTGACACTGCAAGAGAAAAAGCAATTACAGTAAACAATAAACTAGTATCTAATGAGATTCTTTTTGCATTACCATTCTTAGCAAAATATCAAGAATTCATTGGTAATAGGGTTCTTCCTATTGATGATTTTAGTGCTCAATTTAATGGTATAGAGAGAAACTTTGGTTTGTTCTGTGCAGGTGATCCAATCTTTGAACAAACGTTTGATGGTAGTAGCGATGTTATTGTAGATGCTAATGAACAGTCAATTAATCTTGTTAATCATTACTTTGTATCAGGTGAAGAAATTGAATATATTCCACCTGGTAATGATTTTGCTAATGCAATTGTAATAGATTCAACAGACTTTGGTCCAGGAATTGGAACCACTACAAAACTTCCAGGATCATTCCATGTAATTAAACTTGATAATCAGAAGGTACAGGTCGCAGTATCTGCTACTGACTCACTTAGATTTAATCCTGTATTTGTTGGTATTAATAGTGTTGGTATTGGAACAACACACATCTTTAGAGGAAAAGATCCAAATAATAGATTACTATTAACAGTTAATGGTACTATTCAATCACCTGTAGTATCTACTGCTAATACTTTTGCTGTTGGTTCAAGTGCTGTTGGTGTTGGAACTACTGTATTCGCTATAACTGGTATTTCATCAATCTTTAGTGGTGACTTAGTTAAAGTTAACCAAGAAACTATGTTGGTTGCTGGTGTTGATAAACCTAATAATTTATTGACTGTAAGAAGAGGGTGGATGGGTTCTATTGAGGAAACTCATTCTGGATTATCAACAATTACAAAATTAGTTGGTAACTTTAGTATTGTAAACAATGATATTCACTTCACTGAAGCAATGTGGGGTAATCAACCAATTGGTTTTGGTACAACTGCTACAGATAGTAATGAGATTGATTATACTGGACTTACAACTAGCAGTAGATTTAGTGGAAGAGTATTCTTAAGATCTGCAATTAATGAAGCATTTACAACTAGTTTTGTTAAGGCATATGATAATAACTTTGTGTTTGATGATCTATCAAGCAAATTTAATGGAATAACAACTTCCTTCATATTGCAGAATAAAGGTAATGATATTGATACTATTACTGCAGGTAATGCAATTATTCTTATAAATGATATCTTCCAAGGTCCACAGAGACTTGGTAACGAAGTAACTACTATTAGTGGTGACTATAAGATTGAACAGCATAATGGCAATACACAGACTCTTCTAGGGTTCAATGGTGAGGTATCTGATTATAGTTCTAATAAAGATATTAATGCTAACGATGTTCCTAGAGGTGGAATTATTGTTAGTGTTGGATCAACTGATGGATATGGATTCCAACCATTAGTTGCTGCAGGTGGTACTGCAGTTGTATCAAGTGCTGGTACTATTACTGCGGTTGCTATCGGTCTTACTGGATCTGGATATAGATCTGGATTACAAACAGTTGGTGTAGCAGTTCAAACTAAGAGTTTGGGAATAGCAAGTATTACTTACGTTGGTAATGCAAGTGTACTTGATGGACATGTTACTGGTATAACGATTGATAAGGTTGCAAGATTCTACAAACCAAGAAATATTATTAATGTTGGTTATAGTTCAATTACTGGAATAACCACTGTACAAACAACTCAAAGGCATGGATTAGATCTTGGTGATGAGGTTACTATTGTTGGTGCAGCATTTACTTGTGATTACTATCCACCTATTGATCTTACTAATGCAATATACAATAATACCACTGGTATTATGACGGTATCTGTTGCATCGACTTCTGTAGCAGTCAGCAACTTCGTTTATACAAATACTACTGGTATAGGAACCATTACTACAGCAACTCCTCATGGACTTGTGAAGCAAACTGCTGTTGGTAGGACATTTGCATTATCTGGTATTGGAATGACCTGTGTTGGTTATGGTCAAACATTTGCAATACATAGTGCTCAATATGATCAAACAACAGGTCTTGCTACCTTCTTTACTGCGGGTAATCATGGTTTAACTGCTACTGATGATATTAAACTAAGAGAATTAAACTTTACATGTCCTGTTGGTGGTGCTGAAGGATATGGACAACAATTTGGTATTAATGGATTTACATACGATAATTTAACTGGTTTATGTACTGTAACTACTGCAACATCTATTAGTGGTGTTATTGGTGTTGGTAGTGAAGTTAGATTGGATAATATTGGTCTTAACTGTACTTACGGTAACTCAGTATATCCAGATGGATCACAAGGATATACCTTTAATGTACTTACTGTTCCAACATCAAATAAATTTACATTTAATGCAGGTGTTTCGACTCTTCCACATACTTACGTATCTGGTGGTACAGTCAATGCTGGTATTACTACATCTGTATTCCCAGATGGATCACAAGGATATTCATTCAAGACAATTGGTGTAGCAGCAACTTCATTTACTGCTAATGTTGGTATATCAAGTATTAGACATACATGGAATAAAGGTGGTGTAGTTCAGGTTGGTATTACCACTGATATATTCCCAGGAGATGCTCAAAACTCTCCAACTGGAGATACCTTCCAGCTTATATCTGCTCCAAACGCAAATACATTAGTCTTTAATGCAGGAATATCTACTATTCCATCAACATATGTAAGTGGTGGTAGTGTATTGCTAGGTCACAAACTTAAAGTTGGTGCTGATATAGCATTAACTGGACTAGGAATGACATGTGGTATGAGTACTGAAGTTCATACCTATCCAAGAAATAGAGATACAATTACTGATACTTCTGTTGAAATTATTGCAGATGGAACTGATCATACAGTAAGCAATGCTGCATATAACCCAACAACGGGTATTATGACATTGACTATTAACAGTCATGGATTCCATGTTGGTGATAAAGTTAGACTTGCTGAGAAATCATTAACATTTACATGTGCTAAGAATAATCATGCTTCGACACACTCTTATCCTAGAAAGAATGACCCAATTTATGGTCAGTGGGTAGGAATTGCTAATACAACTGTTAATACCCTTAAGATACAGGTACTAGAAACTGTTCCATCTACTAATGTAGATGCACATACATTTGTATCAGCAACTAATCAGGGTCTTACTCATAATAATGGAACAATTACTTTAGATGTTGGTCCTTCTGGTCCTAAGCATCAGTTCACCCATACATTTGACGGTACAGATACATTTACACCTACTGCAGCGGCATATAACCCCTCTACAGGTTTAATGACACTTACCATTGCTAATCATCCATTCAGAAATGGTGATTATGTTGGAATTGCTCAAAGTGCATTAACATTTACATGTGCTCAAGATACTCATGGTTCAAATCATGCTTATCCAAGAGCATCTGATCCAATTAGTAATAAGTGGATTGCAGCAACTAATATTACTACCGATACTTTTGATGTTCAGGTCTTAGATACTGTTCCATCTACAAACGTGGGTGTTCATACATTTGTATCTGCTACAACTGGTGGAATTAGTAGATCTGTTATTCATACTGGTGGTAGTTATAATCATCTATTCGTCAGTGCTGAAGGTGATTCAATTAGTGTTGGTGGAACAAATACTAAGTACACTCCAACTAATGTACAGTACTCTAGTGGTAATGGTCTTTTAGTATTAACAGTTCCAGGACACAACTTATCTGGTGAAACAACTGCTACTGCAACTGGAGCAGCATATGATGGTAATACTGGTATTCTTACTTGTACAGTCTCTGGTGGACACAATATAAACAATGGACAGTGGATTAAATTTGCTGACGAATCATTAACCTTTAAGTGTGCTTTGGATGGTTATGGTTCAGAACACAAATATCCAAGAACAGCAGACCCTGCAGGAACTAATTGGTTACAAGCAAATGTAACTTCAGCAACAACTTTTGAAGTTCAAGTATTAGAATCAGTTCCTTCTACAAATACTTCAATTCATGCATTCTTTGCTGCCGCTGCGAATGGTATTAGCATAGCACAAAGTACGATTGGAATTGCAACAGAATCTATCAAGATGTCTTGTGATATGGACAAACATGGTAGTGTTCATGCATATCCACGTAGAACCGATCCAATTTACAGAAAAACTATTGGTGTTGCATTAACAACTACTGATAGTATTATGGTTGATGTTGGTGTATCAACTACAATTCCTTACGGAGTATCTACTGCAACATATGATGCTGCAACAGGTAATTTAGTATTGGGTATAGGTACACATAGTCTCAGTAAAGGAACTACTGTTAAAGTTGCTACTGGATCTTTAGTATTCACATGTTCTCAAGATAGTAATGCTACTAAGCATCGTTACCCAAGAGCAGGTGATCCAATTTATTCGGGAACTAAGGTATCAAGAATTAATTCTAATACAGAGTTTGAAATCAATGTTGGTGTTGCTAATGTTCCAACATATTATAAGTCTGGTGGATACCTTGAAGAGATTATTCTTGCACCTAGAGCAGTTAATAATATGCCATCCAGTCAGGATGTTGCATTTGATGGAACTGCAGTAACTAATATTCTTAATGAGTATACATTTGAATGTGATTCTGGTATTTCTCCTTATTCACACTCTTACAAGAGAGCAGGTGAAGTTACTCAAACTATTGACGTTAGATTTGATTCTCCTTTTGGTTATGAAGATATTCCACTAATTTACTCTGGTAATGTTGGATTAGGAACTGGTGCATCTGTTGATATTGAAGTAAGTAATATAACTGGTGTTTCTAATTTTGAAATTAATAGATTTGGATATGCATATGGTTCAGATGATGTTTTAACTGTTGCTATCGGTGGTACTGTTGGTATTCCAACGTTTGCTACTAAGACAACAAATTCTCTTGTTCCAGTAGTCTCTGGTGGTCGTTACCCACATACATTTGTTGGTGCTGCAAACAGTGCTGTTATAAGTGGTGGTGCATATGATCATACATTCGTAACTGCAACTTCTAACGCTGTTAAAGTAACAGGTGCTGCTGCATTTACTCCAACTGATGCGACTTATAATGCAAATACTGGTGATATGGTTCTAACCATTGCAGGTCATCCATATACAACCAGTCAAACCGCTGGTATTGATACTGGTGGAATTATATTCAACTGTATGATGGACGGTCAAGCAACTCAACATGCTTATCCAAGACCTGGTGATCCTATTCTTGGTTATGGTGTAACTGCAATTACTGCAAAAGATACAAATACAATCACCATTAATGTTGGTACATCTGCTACTGTTGGTCATAGTGTCAATAACGCCACATATACCCCTGAAACTGGTGAGATGGTACTTACGATCCCTAATCATGGATTGAAGGGTTCTGAGGACTATACAGTGACTCATGCATTATATAATGCTGGTACTGGTGGTATGACATTAACATTATCAGGTATTACAACATTAAATGCCCTCCAGACTGGTGACAGAGTTAGATTTAATGATAATTCTATAAGCTTTACATGTGCAATGGATGGTAATTCAACCACCCATTCTTATCCAAGAGCAACTGATCCTAGCAGCAATAAGTGGTTACCTATTGTTGGTATAGTAACAAGTAATATTGAGGTTATGGTTGGTGCATCTGGCACTGTTTACTATACACCTGTTGGTGCTGAATATAATTCAACTACTGGATATATGACTCTTGCAATTGGAGAGCATGATCTTATAGGACCAAGTAATCATACAGTAACTAATGCCATATATGATCCAATGGCAGGTATAATGACATGTACCGTTCCTTCTCATGGATTCTCTAATGGCGATAGAGTTAAGTTTGAAGATGGATCAATATCATTCAGTTGTACTTATGGTAGTGGTGGTACTAAGTCTTATCCTCGTTCTGTAGGTACTGGTTCAACTATTACTGACCCAATCTCTGGAAAATTCATTGTTATCTCTGGTGTTACTGATGATACCTTCAATATTGGTGTTGGTACTGCTACTTTAGGTATAAACAATCCTCATACCTTTGTCTCTGCATATACAAATGGTCTACAGAAGGCAGGAGAACCAGTCTTAATTGCACCTAATAGTATTAACTTCCAATGCTCTCAGGACAACTATGTAACTACTCACCAATATCCTCGTGCAGGAACTGATCCTATTGCTGGAGTTGGTACACCTATTACTGGTGTAGGTAACACTACAATTACACTCTTTGTTGGTATTGGAACTGATTCTGATCATAGATTTGTTGCTGGACTTAGCAGTGCAACAAATGCAGTAAGAACAGGTGGTAATTACACACATACATTTGTCTCTGCAACTTCAAATGGTTTGCGTAAGGCAGGTGAATCTATTAGATTGAGTGATAATGGACTCACATTTAAGTGTGAGATGGACGATTATTCAAGTGAACACAGTTATCCTCGTGCTACTAAGAATGTTCATAAGTTTATAGCGGCACTTGATGATGCTATTGTTCCTAATACTGGTAATGCTCTTAAACCTACAGGAGCATCTTATAGCGGTGTTGATGGAAATCTTGTATTAGACTTTAACTACAATTATGGACATAATTTTGTAGAAGGAGATAGCAATTTAGATGATGCTGTTACAGTTGGTGTTTGGACTGGTGGAGATAAGTTAACTCCTAGAGATGCTCAATATAACCCAGTTAATGGAGATTTAGTATTAAACTTCAATAACAATTATGCACATACATTTGATGCAGCAACAAGTACTTTAACTAATGCTGTTACAGTTGGTGTTTGGACAGGTGGTACTAAATTAAGTCCTAATTTTGCAACATACGAACCTTCTACTGGTGAATTGGAATTAACATTTGTTGCAGATCATAATCTTACAACTTCCAATACAATTGGTATTGCTACTGGATCTTTAGCATTCAAGTGTGATAGAGATAATTACACTACTGCTAAGACATATCCACGTATAACTGACCCAATACACAATATATCAACGGTTGCTATTGCATCAACAACTACAAAAACATTCAAGGTTTTTGTTGGCAAGTCTAATCATAATCTTACAACTTCCAATACAATTGGTATTGCTACTGGATCTTTAGCATTTACATGTTCTAGAGATAATTATGCTACTGTTCAGTCTTATCCTCGTACAAAAGATCCTATTCATGGATTGAGTAATGTAGCAATTGCATCAACAACTGTAAATACCATTACAGTTAATGTTGGAACTTCTTATCATAAGTTAGTAGCTGGATCTAATACAGTTGGTATTATTACTGAGTCACTGACATTTACTTGCGATTTGGATGATCATCGTACTGAACATTCTTATCCACGTACAACTGATCCTGCACATAATGCAACAATAGGTATTGCAGCAACAACTCCAACTAGTATTACAATTAATGTTGGTAAGTCTGGTATTAGTACTGCTGATCCTTATCATAATAACTCTGTATCAGTTGGATCAACAACTGAGAATACAATTAGTGTTAATATCGGTAAAGCACCTGCAGAACGTAAATTTAAGGTTATTGATGCTGATTATAATGGATTCACTGGATGGATGACTTTAACCGTAGGGCAACATAGTTTACATACAGGAGAAAGAGTTAGACTTGCAAATGAATCATTACTCTTTACTTGTTCTAGTGATGATTATGGTTCTATAAACCCATATCCAAGAACAACTGATCCAATTTACGGCGGTGTTGGTATTGCCTCTACAACTCCAACAACAATTAGAATGAATGTTGGCATGGCTCCTATTGGTAAGAGATATGCTCACCAGTTTGTTGGGGTTGGATCTTATAGAGAATTCCAGTTAACTGTTGATGAGACCTATGCATCTAAGTTCTCTGGTTGGAATGTTGGCGACTTCTTAGTTCTTGATAATATTACACCTTACTTTAATGGAATTAGAAGACTATTCCCATTAGCAGTTAATGGTGACAGAATATCATTCTTCGCAAGAGCAAATGCTGGTATTAATTTACAATCTAACTTATTAGTATTTGTTAATGACATATTACAGACCCCAGGTGAAGGTTATACCTTTACTGGAGGTAGTACTCTTAGATTCTCAGAAGCACCTAAAGGTGGTGTAACAGGATTCACTACACTTGGAGATAAGTGTAAAGTCTTAATGTATACTGGTACACAAAGCATTGATGTTAGAGAAGTTGATGTATTACCTACACTTAAAGTGGGTGATGATGTCCAAATGTATAGTGATACTGATGTCACATTCAACCAAGATGAGCGTCTTGTTATGGATGTTAAGTCAGCAGACACTATTACAACCAATAACTATGCAGGACAAGGTGTTACACCAGATGAACTATTAGCAAGACCAATTTCTTGGTCTAAGCAAGATGTTGATAAGATTATTGATACAAAACCTGTTGGTAAAGATAGAGTTTATTATGAACCAATAATTAACCCACAAACCAATATCCTTGAGACTGTTGGTGTTAATTCTACTTCTGTATTTGTATACTCCTTGAGATCTATATTTGATGATCCTAAGGAAGCAATGCTAGTTGGTGATAGAGAGAAGATGCAACTTATAACTCAAGAAAACCTAGTAAATGCAACTGCAACATCTGTAATAGACACTAATACTGGTTCTGTTACTTCTATCAATGTTACAAATGCTGGTGCTGGATACACTGATGCTCCAGTAGTTACTGTTCAAAAACCATTTGATGTTATAGGAGTTGCAACTGCTGCTGTTGCTACTGCAACTATTGATGGAGCTGGAACTGTTACTGGTATTTCTGTTGGTATGGGTGGAACTGGTTACATATATGGACCATTAACATCTCTCAGTGTTACTCAAAATGGTATCGGATTCCCATTCTTAGAGAGTGGAACCAATGTAATGTTGGGTGCTAAATTAAATACTATAAGTGGATCTGGTAGAGGTGCTACATGTAATATTGATATTAGCACTGTAAACTATGAAGTGGCTTCTGTCGCAGTAGTTGAAGGTGGTGTTGGTTACAAACCAGGTGATACACTATCTGTTGATGTATATGATAATGTTGGATTGGGAACTACTAGTAGAAGGTGGGCACTTACAACCCCAATTAGATTTACTGTTGGTGGTATTAGTGGACCTGAAGTTATGATTGCTCCACCAGCAAGACAACTTGAGGATGTTCCAAAATCAACTCTTGAGGGGGATTATGGAATAATTGTTGGTATTGGTACAACTACTATTGTCGGTGTTGCATCAACTGGAATAACCTTTGATTTCTATATACCTCAGGATTCTAAATTAAAATCATTCCCAACTGCATTTAGTGGTATTCAAACTGGATATCTATTCAATGTTACAGGAACAGGTGTAAATGGTCCTGTTACGACATTAAGAGCAGACAATTCTGTTCTTGGAATAGGTACTACTTGTATGGATGCAACTTTTGAAGTTGCTCATTATTCACATAATACTAGGTTCATTCCACCTGAAATAAGTGGAACTTCTGTTGGTATTGCAACTACTGTTACAACTGTTGTTGCTAAGATTGCTAACTTTACAAATGTAGTTGGATATGGTACAACTGCAAGTTATGGTGATTATACTTGGGGTAAAGTTAATCTAACTATCAGATTAGGAACAAAACAAACATTTGAAGCAGTTAATGGAACCAGTCAGTCTGGTATTGGATCTAACCCAGTTCTCCGAAGAAAAAATCCACTTCGGTATAAGGGTTATATTATTTCATAATAAATAAAACATAGCAAATCTTAAATTCTAAAAAATGGCTGCGATTATAACTGATCAGTTGAGAATTAAGAATGCGAGAACGTTTATAGATAAGATTCGTTCCTCGACAGATTCTTACTATACCTTCATAGGTCTCCCAAATGCTGTAGAAAGCAAGTCCGACTGGGACAGTAGTCCTCCTGCTCCTAGGGACTGTTTTGATGACGAGAACTTCTATTGGGACACTATGATCGCAATGAAGAAGATCTCTGCTGATGACATTAGACCTGTTGTTAGGAAGTTGGCGTGGGCATCTGCAACAATTTATGACATGTATAGACATGACATAAACAGAAATAATCTATCAGATTCTTCAAATAAGACTAGTTTATATTCTTCTAACTTTTATGTTGTAAATAGTGAATTTAGAGTTTATATTTGCTTACATAATGGTATTGATCCAGAAAACCCAAATGGTAAACCATCTTTGGATGAACCAAAGTTTACTGATTTAGAACCTCGTGTTGCTGGTACTTCTGGTGATGGATATATTTGGAAGTATCTTTATACGATTAGTCCTAGTGATATTATTAAATTTGACTCTCTTAACTTCATTCCTCTTCCTGTAGACTGGGAGACTAATGATGATTATACAACTATTAGAAATAATGCGAAAACAAGTGGTCAAATTAAGGTTTCTACTATTGCTAATAGAGGATACCTTGTTGGTCCTGCCAACACAACATATACAAGGGTTCCAATTAAAGGTGACGGAACTGGTGCAGAATGTACAATTGTTGTTAACAACGACTCTAAAGTAGAATCAATTACTATCTCAAATGGTGGTAGTGGTTATACTTATGGATCAGTTGATTTAGTTGCAGGTAATGTTCCTGTTGGTAACACTACACCAATCTTTAATATTATTATTCCTCCAGCAGGAGGTCATGGATATGATGTTTATAGGGAATTAGGTGCATCTAATGTTCTAATATTCTCAAGAATTGAGAATGATGATTCAAACCCAGACTTTGTTACAGGTACAAAGGTTGCTAGAATTGGAATTGTTGAAAATCCACAATCATTTGAATCTACTTCTGTAATTACAGAAGATAGAGCAAGTGCTATTAATGGAGTAATTTTAAAAGGATTATCTCCGAATGATGATGATTATAAGACTACATCTTTTGAATCAAATTCATATATAACTCAACAAGTTGGAACTGGTATTACTGCTGTTGGAAGAGTTATATCTTATGATAAAACTACTGGTGTTCTTAGGTATTGGCAGGATAGATCTTTAGTTGGATTTAATACTGATGGTACTCAAAAGACATCCCCTACATATGGATATGGATTAAATAGTTTCACTGGAATTGCTGATGCTGGTGGTACTTTGAAGATTGTAGGTGGTACGAAAGACTTATATATAGACAACGGATTTGGATCAGTCAGTAGTCCTGGTATAAGTACCGTCATAAATAATAAAACATATTATTTGGGTCAAACATTTATTAAAGGTGTTGCAAACCCAGAAGTTGAAAAGTACAGTGGTACTATCCTCTATGTTGATAATAGACCTTCTATTACTAGGTCTGCTAACCAACGAGAAGACATTAAAGTCATTTTGCAATTCTAAGGGAATCATTTAAAAGATATGGCACAAGAAACTAATCTCAATGTATCGCCTTATTTTGACGATTTTGATGCAGAGAAGAACTTCCATAAGGTATTATTCAAGCCAGGATTGCCAATTCAGGCTAGAGAATTAACGACATTACAGTCGATCCTTCAAAATCAGGTAGAGCAAGTAGGAACTCACCTGTTTAAGGAAGGATCTTGTGTTATTCCAGGTCAAATAAATTATAATAATAACTTATTTGCTGTTGAAGTTGAAGATAACTTCTTAGGTACAGATCTATTAGACTATGCTTGGAACTTACCTAATGAGATAGTTACTGGATCAAATTCTAATGTAAAGGCTAAGATTATAGATTATATGGAGCCAGAGTTCTCTCCAAGAGGATATGTGACTCTATTTGTTAGTTATCTTGGTTCAGGTAATAATGATGCAAATGTTTTTGAAGATGATGAGATTCTACTACTTAAGCAAAATGTAGTATCTGAAATAACACAGGTAACATTACAAGCAGGTCAAGGTTGTGCTAAAACTGCTCCTAGTAATTCTACATCAGTTGGATCTGCAGTATTCATATCTGAAGGTGTATATTTTATAAGAGGACAGTTTGTAAGAGTTGAAGATGAGATGTTGGTTCTTGAACCTCATGATGAGAACCCAACATATAGAGTTGGTTTAGAGATTACAGAAGAGATAGTTACTTCAAGTAAAGATCAGTCTTTAACTGATAATGCTAAAGGATTTAATAACTTTGCCGCTCCTGGTGCAGATAGATTAAAGATTAGTGTAAAATTAGGTAAGAGATCTTTAGAGTCTGACAAGAATGAGAACTTTGTTGAGTTGATGGTTATCAATGGAGGTTCAGTATCTCATATTGATGATAAGGTTAAGTATAATGAACTTGGAAATGAATTAGCAAGAAGAACATATAGTCATGCTGGTGATTTTTATGTAAAACCATTTACAATTGCTGCAAAAGAATCATTAAATGATAACAAGGGTAATAATGGTGTATTCGGTATAAACCAATTAACTTATGCTAATAGCACACCAAGTCCAGATTTAGGTACATATAAGATATCTCCAGGTAAAGCATTTATTAAAGGATTTGAAGTTCCTGTCAGAAATGTTGTATATCTAGATTTTCAAAAAACAAGATTTAAAAAAGTATTAAAAAATCAAGCAGTAAACTACTATACAGGACCAACTTTAACTGTTAATAGAGCATATGGTTGCCCTAGAATAGGTTTTACAACAACTTCTAGTATTAGTCTTAGAGATTCTAGAATTGGTGCTGATGGTCATGTTGCAGCAGGTAAAGAGATTGGTGTTGCAAGAGTATATGACTATGCACTAGAGTCTGGATCATATTCTTCAACACTTCCAGCAACTAATGAGTTTGATGTCACACTTTATGATATTCAACCATATACTGAGTTAACAGTAAACCAAGCAGTAACATTAACTGTACCTACCTATATTAAAGGTAGGTCTAGTGGTGCAACAGCACACTTAAGATTTGGAACTACTACTGGAATTGTAACCGCATATAACTCAAGTGGAACATTTACACCAGGTGAGAAATTAATCTTTAATGGTGTAGACAATAACAGAATTGCCGTAGCAATAACAGCACATTCTATAGGTGCAATTGAATCTATTCATAGTGAAGTTGGTATTGGTACATTTAATGCTGATGTAAAACCATTTACAAAAATTGCTTATGGTAATGTAAATATTACTCCAAAATCTGGAACAGCACCTGGAATATCAACAGTTACAATTACTGGTGGTGGATTTAGAAATAGAATAAAGACAGGTGATTTAGTATCATTTACCAATCCATTATTGGGCAATACTTCAGTTAAAACAATTGCTACAGTCTCTAGTTACGTTGATGATAGTAATATTATTATTGCAGGTGTAACTACAGTTGCGGGTGTTTGTGATGGTGGTCTTCCAGATGCAGCAGCACAACCAGTTGATTTTGAATGGATAGGATCTAAATTCCAATCATCTACAGATAATAGTCTCTATACACCACTACCTAAATCATGGGTTGCTAATGTTGATTTAACTGAATCTAATATAACAATTAGAAAAGAATATGATGTAACTATTACTGCTAATGCTACTAATACTATACAAGCAGCACAGAATGAAACATTCTTAGCATATGATGAAGAAAGATATGTTTTAACTAATGATGCAGGTGTTACTGAAGAATTAACACCAGATAAACTACGTTTTACCAATGGTGGTAGAGAATTAAGAATATTCGGACTATCTGCTACTGCAGGGTCTGCAAGATTAGTTGCTACTCTTAATAAGATTAATATTAAGAATAAAGTTAAAAATAGAATAAGAACCAATTCAATTATTGTTAATAAGTCTAAATTAGTAACTTCTGGTGTTGGTACAACATCATTAAATGATGGATTGTCATATGGTAATTATGGTTATGGATTAAGAGTTCAGGATACTGACATTTGTCTCGGAGAACCAGATGTAACTAAAATCTATGGTGTATTTGAGTCTGGTAGCATTGAAGATCCATTGATTCCATCTATTACTGTATTCAACATGAATGGTCCAACTGGACGTGTTGATGATTTAATTGCTGGTGAAGAATTTGTTGGTAAAACAACAGGTGCAATAGGTCTCTATATTGAACGTATTAATAGTGCTAAAGCAGGATTTGTATACTTAAGTGATCTGAGATTTGAATTAAATGAGCAAATCGAATTTGCTGAGAGTGGTATAGTTGCTACTATTAATGATTTTGATCCTGGTGATAATAACATTATGGAGAGATTTAGTTTAGATAGTGGACAAAGAGAAACTATTTGTGACTATGCTCGTCTTATTAGAAAACCTAAGTCTAAAGATCCTAGGAAGAAATTAAGAGTTATCTTTGAATCTGCAGAATATGCATCTACTGACGATGGTGATATAACAACTGTTTCATCATATGATCAAATTGATTACTGTGTATTACCTGATGTTAAAGAAGGTACAAGATTAAGTGATATTATTGATATTAGACCAAGAGTAACTAATTTTGATTTAAATTCAACTGCATTATCTCCATTTGAATTTAATGCAAGAGTATTCTCTGATGCTACAAACTCTGCTAAGAATATTTTAGCATCTGACGAGTCAATTAATATTCAGTATTCATACTATCAACCAAGAATTGATAGAATATATTTAACTAAGAGTGGTCAATTCCAATTAATTACAGGTATTCCTGCTGATACACCAGTTCCACCTATTCCCATTGAGGATGCATTAGAAGTTGCAACATGTAAACTTCCACCATATATCTGTAATACTGAGAATATAGAAGTATTACTTAAATCTCATAAGAGATATAGGATGCAAGATATTGCATTATTGGAAGATAGAATCCAGAACTTAGAGTACTACACTGCACTCTCTCTTCTAGAATCTAATACTGAGAGTCTGTTCATTCCAGATAATGCTGGTTTAACAAGATTTAAATCTGGTATTTACGTTGATAACTTCTCAGGAACTGCAACTCAGTTAAAACTTGGTAAGGTAACTAATAGTGTTGACCCTGCAAATCTTGAATTAAGACCAACACACTATACAACTGAAGTTGATTTATTGATTGGTTCTAGATCCTTAATTGGTATAGGAACAACTGCTTCAGCAACTGCTGATCCTAGATTTGTTACTGACCTAATAGGAAATGGTATTAAGAGAACTGGTCAACTATTGACTCTAGATTATCAAGATGAACCAAGAGTTGTACAAGGATTTGCTACTAGAGTTGAGAATGTTACTCCATATCTTGTAACTACTTACACAGGTAATATTGTACTATTCCCATCATCTGATATATGGATTGATCAAGTTAGACTTCAACCACAAAGAATTGAAGTTGACAACTATACTCAAACACGTAGACAATTAGAATTTGATGGTTATGATCCACAAACTGGTTTAGGACCTGTTAGATGGGGTACATGGAATACTACATGGACTGGATCTAGTTCTACTAACAGTTCTAATAGAATACAAACAGGATCTACTTCTAGAAATAATGGAAGTGCAATTGTAACTACAAACTCCTTCCAGACTACTACAACTACAACTACTACTCGAACTGGTACTTCAACTAGAGCAGGTAATAGACTTAGAATTAGTGAGCAAACTGATACTGTAAATGAAGGTGATAAGGTAGTAAGTACCTCTGTTATCGCATTTATGAGGTCTAGGAATATTGAATTTACAGGACGTAAATTTAAACCATTAACAAGACTTTATGGATTCTTTGATGGTCAAGATATAAATGCATTCCTTGTACCAAAACTAATTGAAATTAGAATGATTAGTGGTACATTTACCGTTGGTCAAATTGTTAATGGAACACTGGCCGCAGGTACAGTTACTGCAACTAATGCAGCAACACCTAGAATATCATTTAGAGTTGCAACATCCAATCATAAGATAGGACCTATTGGTACACCAACTGATGTATTTACAACAAGTCCTTATGATGAGTCATATACAGTTCCTGAAATCTATTCAAGTTCTTCAATTCTTCTTAATGTAGATACAGTATCATTAGCAGATCAAACACAAGGTCTATATACTGGTTTTATAAGAACTGGAATGAGACTTAGAAGTGCTAGTGGTGAAGCAGAAATTACTAATATAAGATTATTCAGTGACCATGTAGGAACAGTTCTTGGATCATTCTTTATCCCTAATCCAAACATTACATCCAACCCATCATTTGAAGTTGGAACTAAATTGTTCAGATTAACAAGTAATTCTACTAATAGTACTATTGGTGGAATGACAGGAACATTTGGTGAGGAGCAATACTTTGCTCAAGGTACAATTAATAATATGCAGGAGACTATCAGATCTACTAGAAGACCTAGATTTGATGTACAAAATGCTTCTGAGTCCCGTGCTGCTACAGACGTTACATCTACACAATCAGTAAGTACAAGTAGTCAGACAACGAGAGTCCCATTACCACCTCCACCTCCACCACCCCCAAGACCACCTACACCACCCCCAAGACCACCTGTTCCAACACCACCTAGACCTAGACCACCAATAATTGTTACTGGTTCTAGACCTCGTGGTCTAACAACTACTCAGGCGGCGATACAAAGGTCCATCTCCATAAGGAGAGTTCCACCACCACCTCCACCTCCTCCACCACCCCCACCAAGGCCAAGACCTGTACCTCCTAGGAGACCTGCTAGGGGCGGTAAAGATCCTCTTGCACAATCATTCTCTGTTCAAAATGATGCTGGAATTTTTGTAACTCAAGTAGACATTTTCTTCAGAACAAAAGATCCACTGCTACCTGTAACGGTACAGTTAAGACCTATGGTTGCTGGAGTTCCTTCAGAAGAGGTATATCCTTTCGGAGAAACAATTTTAGAATCTAGTGAGATTTTTGAGTCAGCAGATGCTGGACAAGCTACTACGGTTAAATTCCCATCACCTGTTTTCTTAGAACCAAAAACAGACCATGCTATCGTTTTACTATCACAGTCTAACGAATATACAGTTTGGATCTCTAGAATGGGTGAAGTTGACATCACAACCCTTCTGTTACCAGAATCTAGACAGGTTGTTGTATCCGCACAGCCAAGTCTTGGATCTCTATTCAAATCACAGAATGGTTCAACATGGAACCCAAGTCAGTATGAAGATCTTAAGTTTAGTCTTTACAGTGCTGACTTTACTTCAAACTCTGGAACAATATCATTCTACAACCCAGAACTAGCAAAAGGTAATAACCAGATTGCTACTTTGGTTAAAGATTCTCTAGAATTTAATTCTAAGAAACTTATTGTAACAACAGATGATCTTGTAAACACTAGTGGTTTAGTTCTTGGAAATACAGTTATTCAAAAGAATGCCAATGCATCTGCAAATTATGTTGGTGCTGGTGGTTCTGCTGCTGGTGATCTAAGTATTATTAATGCAGGTATCGGTTATACACCGACAGATGGTAATCAGTTTACCTTTACTGGTGTATCTCTAGACTCCTTCAGTGGAATTGGTAAAAACGCAACTGCCGACATTACAGTTGGTACATCTGGTGGCGTAAATGGTGTTGCTATTGCTGCAACCATTAATGCTGGTGGATCTGGATACCAAGTTGGCGATGTTTTATCAGTACCTATAATTGGTAATGATCAGTTGGGTAGAAATATGCAACTGTCGTTAGGTTCAGTTACTGGAATTAATGAATTAATTCTAGATGATATTCAAGGTGACTTTGAAATCAGTGCTACAAAACCACTTCAATATATCAGTCCTTCTACAGGAATTACCACTATGGTATCCGTTGGATTTGGTTCTGATGTAAACATTAGTGATTATGCACTAAACAGTTTAGAAGAAGATGGTATGCATATTAAAGTGAACCATAAGAACCACGGTATGCATCAAGACACTAACAAAGTGATTATTGCTGATGTACAGTCTGATACTAAGTTAACTACTCTGTCAGCAGAGTATACAAACTCTAGTTCTTCTGCTATTGGTATTGCTAATACTGCAGGATTTGAAACATTTGAGAATGTTGGTGTTGCTGCTACTAACCCTGGATACGTTAAGGTTAATGATGAAATTATCTCATATACTGGAATTGCTGCTGGTCAGTTAACTGGAATTACAAGATCTATTGATCAAACAACTCCATTTACTTATCCATCTAGAACACCAGTTGAGAAGTATGAGATTAATGGAATCTCCTTGAGACGTGTCAACAAGACACATGATCTTCAAGATGCAACTCCTACAAGATCTATTACTCTTGATTCTTACTACATTAAGATCAATCCATCTCTTGATGGAACAGATCGTAGTACTGGAATTGGATTCTCTAAATTGTTTATCAATGAGTCTAAGTCTGCTGGTGGTGCTGAGATGCATGCAACTCAGAACATTCAGTTTGAAGGAGTAAGACCTGTTATTCAGACAATGGTATTACCAGATACCACCATTAAGGCAGAGATGAAGAATACTACTGCCACAAGTATTGATGGTGTTGAACAGTCCTTTATTGAGACTGAAGCAACTTCAATTAATATTGAAGAAGATACTTTCCTTGATGCACCAAGAATGATTGCCTCACGAGTCAATGAACTTGAGCGTTTAGATAGTCGTCCTGGTAATAAGTCTATGGAAGTAACCTTTACATTATCCACCTCAGATAGTGATATCTCTCCAGTCATTGACTTGGATAGAGTTGGTATGGTTCTTATTAGTAACAGAGTTAATGCTCCAATTACCGATTATGCTGGTGATTCTAGAGCATCAACAGTTGTTGAAGATCCAACAGCGTTTATCTATGCTAACAAACCGATTCAATTAGAAAATTCTGCTACTTCGATTAAAGTCTTAATGGCAGCTTATACTAATACATCTAGTGATCTGAGATGCTTCTATTCAATATCAAATGATCTAGAATCTGACCCAATTTACTATCCATTCCCTGGATATGATAATTTGGATGTCAATGGTGCAATCAAAGATATTGCTAAGAACAGTGGACTACCTGATAAGAAGATTCCTAAGACGGATGTTCTTGCTCATGGTAGTGATGATCTTCCATTCACGGATTATGAGTTTAGTATCGACGATCTTCCTGAGTTTAGATACTTCAGTGTTAAGATTGTTGGAACTGGAACAGATCAAGCATATCCACCAAGGATACGTGATTTAAGAGCAATCGCATTAGCATAATTATGTACAATCCACGTTTTTTAAAGGTTGAAGGTCATAGTTATCTCGTAAGAGATACTACGACCAATGCCATTATCAATAACGATAAAAAAGGACATGAACAGTATATTGCTTTGAAAAGAGCAAAATCAAGAGAGATTGATAAGGTAAAAGATCTTGAAGATGAGGTTCAAGATCTTAAGTCTGATCTAGGTGATATTAAATCTATGTTAAGACAAATTTTAGATAAGTAAGATGGCAAAACCAACCACTCGTCAAGGATTAGTAGATTATTGTAAGAGACAACTTGGTTCTCCTGTATTGGAGATCAATGTTGCAGAAGAACAGATTGACGATCTGGTGGATGATGCTATCCAATTATTCCATGAACGTCATTTTGATGGTACTACTCAAGCATTCTTGAAGTATAAAATAACTCAAGATGATATAGACAGGGGTACTGTTCAGTATCCACATGAAGGAGGTAAAGTAGGTATTGCTACAACTTCTGTAACAGAGAATATTCCTGGTCAAGGGAATGTAACTTTTAATTGGTATGAGAATGGTAATTTTATAAAAGTTCCACCCTCAGTTATGGGTGTATCAAAAGTATTTAAATTTGAAGGTGGTGGTGGACTTTCTGCTGGAATGTTCAGTATTAAATATCAGTTATTCTTGAATGACATTTACTATTTGGGATCAACTGAATTATTGACTTACTCTATGACAAAGAGTTATCTGGAAGATTTAGATTGGTTATTATCAACACAAAAGCAAATACGATATAATCAAAGAGAAGATAAGTTATTTCTTGATATTGATTGGAGAACACAGGTTGCAGGTAACTATCTAATTCTAGATTGTTATAGGGCACTTGATCCCGCTACTTCTGATCAGATTTGGAATGATAGATTTTTAAAACCTTATTTAACTGCTCTTATTAAGAAGCAATGGGGTATTAACTTAAGTAAGTTCCAAGGAGTCAAATTACCAGGTGGTATTGAGATGAATGGAAGACAAATACAAGATGATGGGCAAAAAGAAATAGATGCTATCATTGAAAAGATGTCTTCTACACACGAATTGCCACCACTAGATATGATAGGTTAAGATCATGGCACTTAACCCATTTTTCCTACACGGATCTAAAGGTGAACAGAATCTTGTTCAGGATTTAATAAATGAACAATTGAAGATGTTTGGTGTGGAAGTTTATTACATACCAAGAATTTTTGGTAATGAGAAGTCTGTCATGGAAGAAGTTTCTAGATCAAACTTTGCCAATGCTATTCCTATAGAGGGATATGTTGAGACTTTTGATGGATACTCTGGAGCAGGAACACTTCTATCTAAGTTTGGTGTTCAAGAGTTAGATGATCTAACATTGATTATCTCTAGAGAGAGATATGAAGAAGAAATACAAAAACGTATAGAACCATTAAAGGGAGTTAAGTTAGCATCTAGACCAAAAGAAGGTGATCTAATATACTTCCCATTAGGTGATAGATTGTTTGAGATTAAGTATGTTGAGCATGAAAAACCATTCTACCAATTAAAGAAGAATTATGTTTATGAATTGAGATGTGAACTATTCATATACAACGATGAAGAAGTAGATACTGGAATCGACTTTATTGATGATAATGTGGAAGAAGAGGGTTATATTCAATCCTTTACTCTTGCTGGAATAGCAACACAAGCAACTGCGGTAACAACCTTAGTTGATGGTGGTGTTCGCAATATTATGGTATCTAGAAGAGGTTCTGGATACATTCAACCACCTCAAGTTGCATTCTCTTCTGCTCCTATAGGAGGACAAACCGCAGTTGGTATTGCATCAATGATTACAGGACTTGTAGATTTCTGTGAACCAAATGAAGATCTATCAAGAGTTCAAGCAGTTGATCTAACAAATCCAGGTTCTGGATATACTGTTGCACCTAGAGTTGGTTTCATGACTGAAACTGGAGGTGGAGCATATGGTGTAGCAAATATTGCTGATGGTGTTTGTGGTATTATTACTATCACTAATGGTGGTGGTGGATATATTGGAATACCAACGGTAGCATTTGCACCTGATGGATATAGTGGTATTGGTAGTACAACTATACCAGCGGTAGTGCATGCTGTTGTATCTGCTGCAGGTTCTGTTACAGCACTTGTTTACGAGTCTTGTGGTGGATGGTATACTGACACTCCAGAGATATTAATTGCACCACCAGTACAGACTGGAGGAACTGGTACATTTAATAGAGGAGAAGATATAGTTGGTACAGCAAGTAGTGCAACTGCTCAAGTTAAGACTTGGAATGCTGTAACTAGAGAGTTGCGAGTAGGTCAGATTGTTGGAACCTTTGTGAAGGGTGAATATCTTGTTGGACAAGAGACTGGAACTAAGTTCGCTATAAGTGATCTAAATAGTGACGATAATCCAGATTCTGGATTTGCTCAAAATACTACTATAGAGTCTGAAGCAGATAATCTTTTAGACTTTAGTGAAAGTAATCCATTTGGAAATGTATAATTATGTTTGATCATTTTTACCATCAAATTTTTAGAAAAACTGTAATTGCTTTTGGAACCCTATTTAATGGGATCACTATCCATAGAGATGGTGCTGACAATGATCCATCTGCTATTATTAAGGTTCCTTTAGCATATGGGCCAACTCAAAAGTTTTTAGCAAGGATTGAACAGCAACCAGATCTGAACAAACCAGTATCTATGAGTTTGCCTAGGATGTCCTTTGAGTTTACTGGTATTGAATATGATACTAGTAGGAAATTAGGTGCTACTCAAACATTTACTACTTCTATTAAAACTGATAAAAAGGATGTTCGTAAGGTCTACATGCCAGTTCCTTACAATATGACATTTGAGTTAAATATAATGACTCTTTTGAATGATGATGCTTTACAGATTGTAGAACAGATACTTCCATATTTTCAACCAAATTATACAGTTACTATTGACTTAGTAGAGAGTATTGGAGAGAAGAAAGATATACCAATTACTTTAGAGAATGTTGGTTTTGAAGATAATTATGAAGGAGACTATACCTCAAGAAGAGTTTTATTGTATACATTAAACTTTACTGCTAAGACATACCTATTCGGACCAGTTCCAGTTGCACCAAAAGATCTTATCAAGAAGGTATCTATTGGTATTACACCTGGAGAAAGAAGTGCAGCATATGGTTCAGGTCGTCAGATTGCGTATGCTACACCAGTTGCTACGAAGAATTACACTGGAGATGTTATTGCCAATCTAGCAGAAGATGTTCTTGCAGGTTCTACTGTTATCCCAGTAGATGATCCTGCAGGATTAGCAGCAAATACCTTTATTGATATTAATAGTGAAACAATGTACATTGAATCTATTGCTGGCAATAAGTTAAATGTAAAACGTGCTTCTTATAATACAACTGCTATTGAACATGTTCGTGGTAGTGATGTTAAGGGAATAACGTCTGCTGATAATGATTTAATAGAAGCAGGTGATGATTTTGGATTTGATGGAAACTAATCATGAAAGACAAATTTGAAGATCTAAATGATACTTTTGATATTACACCTGTAGAGTCTGAAGTAGTAAAAGAACCTAAGAAACCTGATAAAGTCTCAAAGTCAAAAGAGATTGATATTGATAAAGATTATGAGTATACTCGTGGTAATCTTTACAGTATTATAGAGAAGGGCCAAGAAGCACTTGATAGTGCTTTGGAGATTGCTGTAGATCAAGGTCAGGCAAGAGCATTTGAAGTTGTAGGACAACTTATTAAATCTGTTGCAGATACCACAGATAAGTTAATGGATCTCCAGAAGAAGATTAAAGAAGTAGAAGAAGACAATACTAAAGGTCCAACTAATGTTACTAATGCAATGTTCTTTGGGTCAACAGCAGAACTATCTAAGTTGCTAAAGAAAAATAGAACTGAGCAAGAAGATAAATAGAAAAAAACTGCGTTTAAAATGACGAGTTTTGCTATTAACAACAAATCTCATAAAGCTGCTTCTAAACAGTCTAAAATTAGGAATATGACTAAATCGTCTAATCCTAATGAAGTTTCTGTGGCGAAAAGCAAACTGAAGTCTAAAATTGAATTACCTCCCAATCCACAGATTGAGGGGATAAGAATAGTAGATTTAATCATCACTGAGATTGAAGAAGCTCATATGAATAAATCATGTGGGAAGGGTCAGTATTATTGTTATACTGATAAAAAGTGTAAGAAGATTCCTAGCGGTTCACATATGAACTCTAAAGGTCGTCTTGTACCAGATGACCCTGAAGGTGATCAAGAGAATGGTGGAGATCAAGCAATTGATCCAGGTGGAATGAGCACTGAGAACGTAGTACTTCATACCGCTGATGGTAAGAAGTTTGCTGAGATTATTGATCTAATCCGACCAGAAGATTTCATGCCTAAAATGCATGCTGCTGATGAATGGATTGGTGAAGAGGATACTTATGCTCAAGCAAAAAAGGAACTCAAAGCAACTAAGTCAGCAAGAGATCATAGACATAAGACAATTCATAAATCTACAAATACCAAAGGTAATGTAGATGTCAATGAAACTCTTGATGATAAGAGACAGATGAATGTTCAGAAGCAAAAGTCTAATTCTGCTGCTACTGTTCAATCTGCTCAGAAGGCACAGTCTTCTGTTAAACAACAATTTGCAAAACGTGCTGCTTCAATAGCAAAGTCAAAAGCAAAAGCAAAAGAAAGACAAGACATCTCTAAAGAGATAGATCGCAAACTAGGACTGGAGGAACTCCAAATGACAATTGATGAAGGTGTAAGACTACCATCAGAATTCGGTAATCTCATGATGGTTGGTGTGAATTGGAGAGGTAGGATGTATAACATTAAGATGTTCTTCCCTCAAGCAACTAAGCCAACGAGAAAGGATGTTCAAGATGAAGTAGTTAAGGTATATCCTGGTTGTAAAGTTCAATACTTTGATAAGTATGAATTGGCAAGTAATGAAGCACAATTTGATAATGATCAGAACCCAATTATAAAGGTTCAAAAAGAATCTAAAGAATCATGTGACTGTGATTGTGGTCAAGACCCATGTAAAAAATGTGGTAAGAGTCATCATGAAGTAAAGGAAGCAAA